GCGTTTACAGTGTAAACCGATGTAATTACATGTAAATTGCAGTGATTTCGTAGCGGGTATTTCGTAGCTAGCATTATCTTCCGGAGTCTTCTTTTAGCGTGTAGGTTCTGTATATCTTGAAGGGGGAAGTTACACCCAGGGGGTCCTAGAGGCCCCCAACAACGAGGTGGGTGTGACGACCCCTTCCTCTCGCGGGCGCGTAAGTCTTAAGAGTCTTATACGTTCTTAGTATCTTAATATCTTAGTATCTTAATATTTTAGTATTTTTCTTTCTTTTCTTTTTTTCCCCCCTTTTTTTTCTTTTCTTTCTTTCTCAGATACGATTATGGGTTATGGGCGTTGGAAAACGGGGCGCACTTAGGGAAAAACCGGGTACAGAAATTGACATTTGGGGGATTTTCGGGTACGTTGGGCGAATATTGGATAGCAAAAGTAGGTATTCCGTCTATATCTCGCGACAGGGGCTAGGCCAAATGAGCCATAAGTCCAAGGACATAGCTCGTGCCACGCTTTTAGAGCCTCGGGCGAGTTACGGGGAGATCGCGTCCAGGTTTGGGGTATCTCGTCAGCGTGTTGGGGCGATAGTTCGCAGGTTGAGTGTGGGCCGGGGAGTGTCTCGGAAGAGTAACAGGAGAATACAGGATGCCGGGTAGCAGTGCGGCGGAGACTAGGGCTCGTCAGGACGCTTTTATTTCAGCATATTCGTTAGTAGGGTCTTTCAGGAAATCTTGTGAAGGCATTGATATATCGAGAAACACGGTTAGGTCGTGGATACATACCGATCAGCAGGGATTCAAGGCAAGGTACAGGGAGGCGCAGGAAGAGTTCAGAGAGTTCTTGCAGGATATCGCAGTAGAAAGGGTCAAGGACCAGAAACCTAACGATAATCCCGTGCTGCTCATTACCCTGCTCAACGCCCACTGGCCCGAGAAGTATCGCAGGGACGCCTACCATGCAGATAACGCGGCCAAGGAGATAATGGGCGAGTGGAAGAAGTGGGTCAAAGACAGCAAAAAGGCCGAAAACAAGAAAGCAAGAGAGGACGAGAAGTCGATAGCGCATACGGAAAAGGAAGAGGCCATACAGGAAGCGCAGAAGATTCTGTCGAGGAAATTCGGTGACAACCCTCACCAGCCAGCGTGAAGGCCCGTCCCAGAGGGCCGTAACAGAATATATATTCTCTAAGCTGGACTTCCTGCCTACCACACTCCAGTCAGATATACTCAATTGCCGCAAGAGATTCGTACTCGTTGCGGGCGGAGAACAGGCCGGGAAGTCTATGGTCGCCTCCAAATACCTTATATCCAGGTTCCTGGAAACCGAAGAGCCAGGACTGTATTGGCTCGTGGCCGCTGACTACGAACGCACACGCGCAGAGTTCGATTACCTCGTGCAAGACTTCGCTACCCTTGGGATACTTGCGGAAGTTACCAAAAGAGTAGACCCAGGACGCATTATCCTTGCGGACGGGACCAAGATAGAGACGAAATCCGCAAAAGACCCTCGTACCCTGGCTATGAGAGCGCCCGACGGTATACTCGGCTGCGAAGCGTCCCAGCTAGACCTGGACTCCTTCTATCGACTCAGAGGAAGGGTCGCGCCCAAACGAGGATGGCTCTTCCTGTCAGGTACCTTCGAAGGCTCCCTCGGGTGGTACCCACAACTCTTCTCCTCCTGGCAGGTGCCCTCCGAGGACGAAAAATCCTTCTCCCTACCCGCCTTCTCTAATACCTACCTGTATCCCGAGGGAGCACAAGACCCCGAGATACTCCGACTGAAGGCAATGGCCTCCGATGACTTCTTCATGGAACGCATCGAAGGCATACCGTCCCCGCCCGCTGGACTCGTATTCGGAGAGTTTAGAGCCGATATACACGTAGACGAGGATGCCAAATGGGTGCCCGGAGAAGATGTCTACCTCTGGATGGACCCCGGATACGCCGGAGCCTACGCAGTGCTCGCCGTACAAGAGATAAACGGCCAGATATGCGCGTTCGATGAGGTCTATGAGCAAGGCCTTACTACCGACGCCATTATAGATATCGTTACTAATAAACCCTGGTGGAAAGATGTCCACTCCGGCACCATCGACATAGCAGGATACCAACACCAGGCTATGTCAGCGCCCGCAGAACTGTGGATGGATAGAACCGGCATATACCTAGATGCTCAGAAAATACGCATCAACGAAGGCACCGAAAGACTCAAAGGCTTCCTGAAACCCGACCCTATTACTAACGCCCCTAAAATGGTCTTCTCCCCAACGTGTAAAGGCGCACTGTCCGAGTTCGGGGCCGTACCCAGCCCCTTCGACGGACAGACACGGGCCTATCGATGGAAGACCGATAGAGAAGGCAATATAGTCGGGGATACCCCCGACGATAAGAATAACCACGCCATCAAAGCCGCTATCTATGGCATAGTCAGCCGGTTCGGGTACGGATACGTTAGCTCAAAAGAGTTCATTAAGGTCAAACGGTGGGTTGAATAACTTATGCCAAGACTGAAACCCGAAGACATCATCGAGAAGGTAGACGGCCACTACGAGGCCACACACACCCTGCGCGCTCGCATGGACGCCGATCACCAACTATATAAACTCGACCCATACGACGCAGGTGATGGCTATAAATCCTATACCTCAAACGAGCCGCAGACATATGCCGATAAAGTCATCGCGTGGATGACCGCCGCAGACCTCGTGATCCGAATACCCCCCAGCGGTAACCCCCGTAATACCCGTGAGATAAATAACGACAAGGAACGATTCATCATAGGAGCCCTACGCTCCGCTAACGAACGACTCTCCACACGCCTGGTACCCCCCATTAAGAACCAACTCGCATGGTATATCGCCATCAGAGGATGGTACGCAGGCAGAGCTATCCTCACCAAAGACGGGGAGGATAAGACCTGCATCGACGTTACGCCCTGGGACCCTATGCACACCTACTGGGGAGTAGGACCCGATGGCCTCGCATGGGCCTGCTATCGCGTTAAGAAGACCAAGGAAGAGATAGAGGCCCAATACGGCGTTCGACTCGGCGAGTCACAGCCCGATACGGACGGCATTAACGTCTATGACTACTATGACAAGGAGTACAACACAGTCGTAGTGCCGGGACGCTTTATCAAGAAACGCACCCCGCACGGCTCTGACGGGCATGTGCCCGTCTTCCTCGGCCCCGTTGGGTCTACTCCACTCATACAGTCGATGGAGTGGTCCTCCATAGACGATACCCTGGAAGACTATGGCGAATCCGTCTTCAAGGCCACCCGGAACATATACGAAAACCATAACTTTATGATGTCCGTCATGCTGGAGCTTACCGCCAGGTCGCGTAAGCAAGGACTGAAAGTCCACAGCAGAGACGGCACCAAAACCCTCGATGAAGACCCCTATAAGGAAGGTACCGAGATATCCCTGGGACAAGGCGAGGAGATACAACCCCTCGGCCTGCTGGAAATGGCCCAGGAGTCCGGGGCATTTATGGGCCTTGTGGCAGGCGAGATGCAACGGGGCTCCATACCACATACCGTCTATGGCGAACTACCGTTCCAACTGTCAGGGTTTGCCATCAATACCCTACGGCAAGGCGTCGAAAGCGTCCTGGTTCCGAGAATACAGGCGATGGAACGCGCCTACGTGCAGATATCCAACCTGCTCTGCGACCAGTACCAGACAGGAGCCTTCAAGGCCGTGGAACTGAGCGGGCAAGACAATAACAGGATGTACTTCTCCGAGGAGATCACCCCCGCCAAAATACGCAACGGCGGAGACCCAGAGATAAAGATCGTTACCCAACTGCCGTCAGACGATATGTCCCGCTATGGCATGGCACAGATCGCCCGCGAAGGCCCCACACCACTCCTGCCAGACCTGTGGATACGCGACAATATCCTCGGTATCCAAGACGCAGACCAGGTCGAGGACGCCGTCAAGGAACAAATAGCCGAACGCACCCTGCCCGAAGCAGGGATATGGTCCCTGTACCAGGCCGCCATGAAACAGGGCAGGGAAGACCTTGCACAGATGTACTTCGGCGAACTGGTAACAATGCTATTTGCCAAAGCGCGACAATTATCAGATACTCTGCAAAGTGGTGGGCCGGGTGCTCCACCCGGACCTCCCTCCCCGGAACCCGGCGGAGCACCAGCCGGGCTACCCGGCCCACCACCCATGCCGCCGCCAGGGGTCGCTCCCCCAGCAATGGCCGGGGTCCCGCCGCCCGCGCCTACCCCGCAGGCAGGACCCGTCGTCCCGCCAGGACAGCCCAGGCCGGGAGCGCAGTCGGACGAGGAACGCCTCCGAAGAATCGGGCTCGCAGGCCCGAGAGGATAAAACGAAGTGGCAACTACCTCCGAAGAACGCGATCTCCTCAACGCCTTTAACTCTATATCGCAGGACCTCCTGTCCGGTACCACGCCCGACTTCGTGCGTAACTATCTCAGGCCGCCGGGGAATACTGGGCCAATGAACGCCTCCCCCGCTCCCGTCGGGCCGCCGCCGAAGATGTCTACCGTCACGCAGGCACAGAGGGGGGGGATGTCCCCAGGCCAAGCCTTTGCCCTTGCTGAGGAAGGCGCCCGCGCAGGCGCAGAGACCGACGCACTGAAGTCCATAAGCAGAGAGCAGTTTACGCTCAAGAACAGGGTGAGAAAGGCAGCCGAAGCCCTAGTACGAGAGTTCCCCGAGGCTATCTTAGGCATTAGCCCGCTAGCCCCGTATAGCAACGCGGCACAAAGGTACGCCGACGAGTTCGGGGTCAGCGCCGAGGAGCTAAATAGAGAACTCAAAGCACTCGAAGTTTTCTACCGTCAGGCAGGCACAGAACAAGCGTCCAAGAGAGCAGAAGCCCCGCTTATTACTCCCCCGAGTATGGCGCCGCCCGCTGAAGAACTCGGTTATGGGGTAGACCCGCGGGCCTCAGCCCTACCTACCCCGAGTATGGCGCCGCTAGTACCACCTCCAAGTTTCCAACAGTCCACCGCTGATTTCTTGCCAGAAGCTATACCACGCCTCGCGCCTGGACCTTGGGTGCAGCCAAAAGAAGGTGAGGGGTTCGAGCCACCGAGCGGGGAGCCGCGGTACACAGGATTCCCTATGAAACCCGGCGACATCCTTACGCCTAATCAGCTTGCTATGGTACAAGAGGTGAGAAGACCAATCATTGCGCCGGGGCTGCATCCAGGACTGCCCCTTACGCCTGAGGAGCTTGCCGAGGCTCTGGCTAAGAAAAGACCAACTATTATTGCTGCCGATGAGGAACTCGTAGAAGAAGCGCTACCTCCTGAAGTAGGACAAGCGCTACCTCCTGAAGTAGGACAAGCGCTACCTCCTGAAGTAGAACTCGGTTACGGGGCAGGCCCACAGGTCAGCGGCCAGACGTTCGCGGAAGATGCCGGAAAAGAAAAAGACGATCCGTTCAAGGACTTCGAGGACCCCTACGCCGCAGCGTTTGAGTCCGCAGCAATGGGCTGGCTGGGGGGAAAAGCCAACCGGCCTGCTTACATGGCCGCCGTCAAACGCGGGGAGTCCCACGCTTTTGGCAGCTATTGGTTACAAAAACTACTCCTCCCAGAGGGCAGGCGGGGTAGGTCAAATGTCTCATATTACGACTACCTGACCAAAGGCAGACATATTGACCCGAAAAAGACACAGCCTTTCTATGACTCCATTGTCAGGGCATCTGCTGTCGCACACGAGTCTACCAATATCAAGGACTGGGCTGAACGCTACAGGGAAAGCCACCTGGATGACGAACAAATTGAAATAATAGGCTCAATTGTACGCGACAACCCCGAGTTTGAGTTCGATATCGTGGCCGCCCAGGAAGGGATCACGGGACAGGGGTACTTTGGGGCTCAACGACTGAAAGCCCTCCGCTCAATGAAAAAATATTATGACAAGCGCCTAATAAGGGACCCGAATGCGCCCCGGATGGGGTTTGCGGCCTGGTGGGAGAGTCAAAAGAAAAAACCTAGAGGACAGATTGAAACCCCGCAAGACCCAGTAATGGCGGGGCCACGCCTCCCTGAGCATGGAAGCCTTGGCCTGGGCCAGGCAGTCGCCAGATAAGAAACGGAGCATGAGATATGGTAACTAACAACGAGGACCTCTTTGGAACTGACTACTTCGCTGGAGAAGAAGCCTACGACCCCTATGAGCAGTTCCAGCGTAGGATGTACTCGCAGATGCTGCCACGGACCGGGGCTGTCGGCACAGAGCCCTACCGGCGGCTAGAACGTGCCGCCGGGCGGGGGTTCGCTCCCGCCTTCGGAGAGTGGCTCCTCAGCCAGCCTGCCCAGAGAATGGATTACGGGATAAGCCCTCAAGGGACTACGATTCCACTGGGCGCCTACGATAGGGGGTCGGAATACGCCACAATACCGACGGGGATATCGGTGCAGGGCACCACTACTCCTACCTTCGGCCAGTGGTATGATGCGCGGACAAGACCTGATTATACGGCGACGGGCGACCCGACCACGGCGTTCCAGAACCTCGCAGCACTGTCAGCCACTTACGGGGGCTCAGGTGTTCTAACAGAGGCAGAGCAAGCCGCAAGGTTGGCAAGCCAGTATTTCCCGTACCTCAACCCCGCCACCAGAGAGGCTCGGGGGATAACGTCGTATATGCTCGGAGGCCCTACGAGAGGTTATCTCGGGAGGTTGCAGGAAGGGCGGGCGCAAAGGCTCTCTGATCTATTCGGCCGCCTCCGAATGCAGCAAGGTAGTGATGTCTATGGCAGGCCCGTAGAGTCGTACTTTGACTGGCTACAGAGTGTGCTTCCGGGTATGCCGGGAAGTGCTGCACAGGCAGCCGCAGCAAGCCCCGCAGAGGCAGCCGCAGAGGCAGTCGCAGCAGGGACCTCTGGCCGGGACGAGGCTCTTGGTACGTACGACGTCTCGGGAGGGGAAGGTCCGGGCCTGGGCATCTTGGGGCGACTACCCGTTGAGGATCAGAACCGGTTCCGGGCCAACCAGCGCATATGGGAGACCAATCCAGGGTCGCAGGGCGTATGGTACCAGGCTTTCCAGGAGGGCGAAGACCTGGGAACCATTATCGAGGGGCTTAGGGACATAGGCGTGTCTGATCCAGCGGCAATGATCCGTCATTGGGGCTCGCTATAGAATTCCTTCCCCTAATGACTGGGTACGGCAAGCAGCTAACAGGGAGAATATAGATGGCTGATTATTTCTCAGACTGGCTTGAAGACCTCCCGTCGGCGGCCTACTACAGCGCCGCGCCGTTCCAGCAGGGTGCCGGGACGATGTTTGGCACTGCGCCAGCCGCGCAGCGGTACTTTGAGGGACAGTTCGGCAACGTGCAGCGTCAGTATATGGGGGACATAGGCCGCCAGCTTAGGCAGGGCGAGAGCCCCTCCCTGACGTTCACCCAGTTCCTAAAGGACTACCCGTGGACCCAGAGGTATACAGGCGCAGGCCGTCCCGGTGCTGGCGTCTCGCAGTTTGCGCCACCCATTAGACGGATGTACTAATGCCCAACGGTGGCGAGGACAAGCACGTAAGGCTACGGGCTGCGTGGGCTGCGATGAGGCGCCGCTATCCCCTGGCGCTAGAGCAGTTCGGTCCCGAGCCGTGGGACAAGAAGACGGGGATAATCACGCAAGAGGCAGCGGATGCCTATAGGGGCGCAAAGCGAGCCGCCTCCGCACCCACGCCCGCTGCGGCACCCACGCCCGCTGCGGCACCCACGCCTGTTCCCGCACCACCACCACCTCCTCCTGTACCTGCGGGCGGACCTGCACCGAGCCCTAGCTTACTAGGGAGGGCTGCCGGTGCTCTTTTTGCTCCGCTCGAAGCCTTCCACCAAAGAGCGATGATCCCAGCCGTGAGTGCTGGTACTAAATTTTTACCCGTAAAGTGGGAAGAAGGTAGGCCCCAGCTAACCTTCGATGCTTTTAGAAGGGCAGGCGGTGGAGTTGACCCTGGGGCTATCAGAGATTTTCTGACAAGAGTAAGCCCCGCCTCTTTAGTCAGGCCCGTAATAAAGGAAGCCTTTAATCTTCCAGCAGAAAGCCAGGGAACCGTAAGAGCTCAGCGTATCGAGGAGGAAGCACAACGGAGGACAGCAGATACAGGCCAGCCTGTGGGTGCACGAGAACGCAGGCAAATAGGAGAAGAACTATACAAGCTGCCCCCATATGTTAGGGGATTGACCGAAGAACTTCCTTATCTTGCCATGCCTCCTATGAGGGGTATTAGGGCGGGTATGCAAGGAACTAGAGCCGGATTGCAGGCATCTCAAAGACTTGGGAGGGCTACTCCCGCTGCGACTCGTACTATACGTGCGGGCGAAATGGCCCTAAAGCCTGTTGAGATGCTTGAAGAATTACCCCGTGCTGTGATTGGCGCAACAGCTAGAGGAGCGGGAAGGTTAGGCGGCAGGCTCACAGGCCGAGAAGTGCCCGTCACCCCCGCCGCCGCACGCGCTGCTGAGGTTCCCACCGGCCCCGCTGCTGCACGGGCAGAACTAGACGACCTTATATCGCGTATACCCGAAAACCCTGCTTTGCGTACACGATCTACACGGAGCAAGGCTCACGCGAAAGTTACCGAGAAGGTTGAGGGCTTCCTTGCCGGTGGCGCAGGGCCTACTGCGAGAGATTTAGGATATATCAGTAGGAGCACGGGACTTCTTGCAAGGGGCGCAGACAAGCCCACGAGAGAGGCCGCGAACAAGCGGATGGACGACCTGATAAGAAGGGCTAGCGCAGAGTCTGAGCGCATAGAGGGAGCCCCCTTTACCAGCGGATATATGGATCGCGTACTCGAAGGACACGAGACAGATAATTTCATTAGAAGGGCGGGAGAGAAACTCGCGGGGTTGCCTGGTCTTAAAGCGGTTATAAGTACGGTGGGTACCCCTGCTGCCATTGTACGTATGCCGGGGATGAAGGCGCTAAGGGAAGGATACGGATATCGGCTTTTACAGGAATTACAGGAGTCGCGTTTAAATGCCAAGATGATTGATTTTGATGATGCCCCCTTTAATGTTGACAGCGAGGGAATGATGTTGGCGGGCAAGAAGAGAGTACCGTTTGGTGACCTCGCTGAGAACCCCAGTTCATATCTTGAGAAGGGACTAATAACCCCCGAGCAGCACAGGTGGATAATTGACGCGCACGGATATATAGATGAACTCGCAAGGAATTACCAGCTTGTCTCGGGGAAGAGGCTGGTAGTCAAGCTGGAACGAGAGCACTACTGGCCGAGATTCACGGCGGAGAAAGACGGCAGTGTAGGGGTCACAGGCAAGATTTTCGGTAAGGGGGATTCTGCAAAGCGCAGGCTCATGGACTCGGTGAAAGACGGTATGGACGAGGGTGTTGAGTATGAAGCCAACCCACTGAGAATGTTAAATCTCTATGCTACCGGCGTCAACAAGATGACGCGAGATGCGATATTTGAAAAGAGGTTGATAAGCAAGGGGATTGCGAAACGTAAAGGAGCACGCATCAAGGGGCAAGAGCGTGAGGCCCTGGTAACTCCCGACTGGCAGGCGCGTAGAGGCTGGGGCGAGCTTCAGTTTGACAAGGAGGCTGCTCGACAGTTATCTGG